CACACAATAAGTGAAAACCAGTTGCGGGCGATGACAGTCGTGTTCAAGATATATTTTATTGCAAGGGAAAAAGCGGCGTCCACGTCCTCCTTTAAACGGATTCTTCCCCTTTTTCAAATTCCAGATCAATGGCTCCTGGCCCCCTGCGAATGCGTGGACGACGGCGACGGGGACTATGGCGCAAACCCTTCGTGCCCGCTGCATGGAGGAGAAGCATGAGCCGCGATAAGCAGTGCCGCCGCTGCGGCGGAACCGACGAATATATCTACGACATCGAACTAAGCGCGGTATATTACTGCGCCACGTGTAACGTCGAACGGCACGTGACACATGAGGTATACGGGCCGGATGAGCAGATGGTCGAGGAGGCCGGAGAATGACCAACAAGGACGAGGTCGAGGCCCTAGACGAATACATCTGCGGCCTCGATGAATATATCCACGACACCAAACGCCAAGTGGCGCTCGCGCAAAAACTCGAGGCCACCGCCTCACGGGCCGACGATCCGGACTTCAAAACCATCTGGCGTCAAATGGCTGCGGAGGTCCGGAACAGGGACATCTTGTCGCGCCGCCGCGAACAACTTTTCGGAAGGGGAAAACAATGCCTGGATTAGCTATTCTGTTGCTCTTGTTGCTCGCCGCGTGCTCTACAGAGCAGAAGGACTTCATCGAAGCCATGACGGTGGACCGCGCCGCCGGGGCAAAATGGGAGTATGTGGGGCCGAGTGACCTGGACCCAACTGCAAAGGCGCTGCCGCTGCGGTGCATTGGAAGCTCAAACTTCCAAAGTAGCTGTCCCACTGTCCCACCTATAGTACCAATATCCTGAGAATCAAAAAAAATAAAAACTAAGTTTACAGACGGGATAGACGGGATTGATGTGACAGTGGTATACCGTCATGTTCTATATAGGAAATTTGCCTCCATTTTGTCCCATGACCGGACTCACCGAATTTCGCTCATGGGACAAAAACCAGTGAAAAAACGTGTTACCATTCACTCTTAGTCACCGTTTTTACCGTTTTCGCTATTTTTTGGTGTATTTTGGTGTATTTTGAGCGATAACCGGTGGGACAGTGCCGGGACAGCGTTGATTTTAAAGGAAAACAGCCGGTTGTATGCTAAAAGTCTGATAATAGGAGATTCCTATGGCGGAAGAAAAAAAAGAGAAGAACGTGAAAAAACGAGGTCCAAATCGGGCTCTTACCCGGCGGCAAGAAAAATTTGTCCGCGAGATTGTGGGAAACGATGGGCTAATAACGGCAAGGGAGGCCGCAATTCGGGCAGGCTTCAATGCTCGCTCGGCGCATACCCGTGCCTATGAGCTTATGAGTCCGAAATATAATCCGCACGTTGTGGCCGAAATCCAGCGGTATAGAGACGAGCTAGACGAGCTATATGCCGTCGATTATAAGCGTCATGTGCGCGACATGAAGACGCTGCGCGACGCGGCTAGCGCAGCCGGTGCGTACAGCGCTGCGGTGATGGCCGAGAAGAATCGAGGGCTCGCGGAAGGTCTTTACGTGAGCAAATCTGAAATTCGGCACGGCTCCATAGACCAAATGAGCCGTGAGGACGTGGAGAAAGAGCTTGAGCGAATTCGAGAAGGTTTTGAACCGATTGACATCACCCCCGAAGTCTCCGAATCAGATGCCGCGGGAAGCGCTGACGCAGCGGGAATCGGGCTTCTGGAGACAAATGTCGGACGGGCTGATGAAGACGAATCGGAAGATTCAAACGACAAGGCTTGAATCGTGGGTTATGCCCGGAATCCCGGACGTTCTTTTCTGTAGCGAAAGCGGAGTATTTAGCTTTGTCGAACTCAAGGTCGTGCGCGGAACCAAGGTTGACCTGTCGCCTCACCAAGTTGCTTTTCTTTCTCGCCATGCCCATGCACCTGTTTGGATTGCTACTCGGAGCCGCGATTTGGTTATCCGTGTTTTTGCTGGTGCCGACGCTGTTGATTTGCGTATGGACGGCCTTGCAGCCGTGGAGGCTTTGGCTGTTTTTGAAGAGCCGTATGATTGGGCCGCATTTTTTGCTTTGATTTGTCCTATTGAATGTGTATAAGAGAAGTCTTATATCTTTTCATAAAGGAGTCTAGATCATGGTGCTGTTAAACGGCTTTAGCGATGGCGTGGATAATTTTGGATACGTGGATTATGAGCGTTACCCCCACGGCTTTGGCACTGATGGGAGTGCGCGAACTGAGCGGGTCACTTACGTTGAATCGGATAAGGTATGGTATTCCAGCGCGGTTCATAATGAGCCAGACGGGGAGGAAACCTATTTAGCGACATCTGGGTTTTTTATATCGTCGTCGGAGGCTGTTGCGTGGCTGGACGCGGACCGGCGCGTTTCCTGCGGCGCTGTTGTGGAAGGGTTAGACGCATGGACTGGCTAATTGACATGCTTACTAGATTTTTCGAGCGCCTCGCCAAGTGGGCCGAGGACTCCGAAAAAGGAGATTGAGATGGTCGATCAAAAAGTATTCGTTCAAATTGAGATGTATTCTGGGCTTGTCGAGGATGTTAGAGTGTTTTCTACGTGCCCGGAAGTCCTTGATACGAGCGACGAGTCTTGGGATAACGGCATCAGAGTCTTTGAATTGGGCTTGGACGCCGAAACTGAAATTTGACTCCCTGTTAGACTTGAGCGCCCGCCGGGAAACTGGCGGGCGCATTTTTTTGTTGCATGGTATGAGAATAGTCCTATAATACTGGTAGGAACTGCCGGGGGAGGATACCGGCAACAAGGAAAGTGAGCGCGTATGCCAGACGGAAAATGATTACGAAATGCTTCGGGCGCAAGCTATCAAGCGCAGGTTCTTTAAATAGTTAAAAGCCCTGATAAGTTTTCAGAGTACCTAGGTAGGATGTCACGATAGCGGTAGGTAGCGGGTAATTAGAATTTGCGAAATTGGCAAAACCGTCCTCGTAGCCGCCAACGGATCGCAGAGAGGTTGTTAGGGCCGTAGAGCCCGGCAGTTCCGCCAACCAAGCCCGCCGGGGATTCCTGGCGGGCGCATTTTTTTGTTGCATGGTATGGGAAAAGTCCTATAATCAGGCTGGTTTTAACATATAGGAGTCAAAGCGATGATCTATATAGGGACTAACGTACACGGGCGAGGCGTCAAGATTATAACCGCATTCGATAGTCGGCATGATTTTCTGTGCTACGCCGACGAAGTGCTGGCGTGTAATAATAACAATTCGATGATCCGCGCAAAGGCGTCCAGTATAGACCGCATTTGCGAGGCGCTTTATGACAACGGGCCGGGGTCTGGCGCGCGCCATCATCACCGGGTTAGCCGGATCGAAGCAAAGGGGTATATCTGTTACGGCGCGCGGGCGGTATCTTGCTGGAATCTTTGATAGTATCCGGGCCGTGTAATCTTGCGCCCGCCGGGAAACTGGCGGGCGCATTTTTTTGTTGCACTGTATAGGAATAGTCCTATACTGGGGCTCGTTTTAACATGCAGGAGTCAGAATAATGGAAACGAAAAAAGGCCGCGCCTTTGCCGCCGCAAAAGAACTTGGAAACGCGCTCAATGATACGAGTTTTGATTGTGAGTCCTTCGCAATCCACGTTACGCGTTGCGAGCACCGTACCATTCAACAGCTAATTTTTAAGGCTGTTCTGGAGCTATTGGCGCAGTGGGCGGCGGACGCCGAGTCGGGGACGTTTGACGCTCGCAACGAGTTTACTGTTCAAACGGCGAAAGTGATTATGGACGCCTTTGATGGCGAAGTACCCGCGCCGCCGTATATATAGGAGTCAAAATAATGGAAGTGAAACGGGAGAACTTGCAGGTAGTGAAACGGCTCTTTGGTTGTACATGGCACCAGCTATGGCAAGCTCGTGGTACTTGGGACGTTTACCGGGGGGGCATGAAATTAGGTCGAGTCGAACAACATTCTCGGAATTATTTCAAGGCCTATGGGGCGGGCATTTATCTGGTTTGCAGTGGACATAACACGTTGAACGAGGCGGTCGAATTATTGGAACAGGAGTCAAAATAATGCTTAATTGCGTCGAAATATCGCGAGCCAAAAAAACGGCGGGCTTGGCCGTAACGTATAGAGCCGCTGGCGGGGACATGTTTGGAACGTGTCCGGATTTGTGCGCGTTAAAACCAGTGCCAACTGGAACCAATAAAATAGACCGGCAATATGAGCGCGCCGTTCGCCGCGCCGTGCCGCGTAAAGGCGCGGCGTTTCTATTCACGCATTTTAAACCGGGGCAATGGGCGCAGGGAAACGAGCCCGGCAAATGCGTTTTTAATTACAGCGCTGATAGCCTGGAACAGGCGGCGAAGTATATTAAAAAGGGAGTCGCGTCCGTTGCAGTGGTGCCGGAGTCGTATTGGAACGGTAAGCCTAGCAGGAAAGTAACCGAATCGAATGGCATTCGAATGGTGCGGTGCCCCGATGAAACAACCGGAGTCGGCTGCGCCGGGTGCGGCGGCGGTTCGCCGTTATGCGCCCGCCAGGACCGCGCTTTCGGAATCGTTTTTACCGCGCACGGGGCGGCGAAGCGTGCGGCTGGTGATCCAAGCCAGCGGGGCGGCTGCTATGCGGCGGGCGGGAACGTTGCATTGCACTGGCGCAACCTATCGCGTCGGGAACAATCGGAAGAGTCTGACGGCGCAAGAGTCGAGCGCTTCGCCGCTGGTCTCCGGCGCGGCGCTATATTGCGGCACCATATCGCGGGCGATATTGGCCGCGCATAGTCCGCCGCCTTCGAGGTCGATGCGCCCGCCGGGATATCCTGGCGGGCGCTTTCTTATCGCCGTATAATAAGCGCTTGTGCTATATGCAATAAATCGCGTATATTTTTCTTGCGGCCAGGAATCCTTCCGGTTGCGAACACTACGAGGAGTCAGACTGTGACGCATGAAATATTAGAAACAGAAGATGGCACATTTGCGATGGCGTATCGCTTGGGCGATGCCGCGCCGTGGCATTCCGCCGAAACAAATCCGCAAACTTTCGTTCCCGGCGCAACGCCATGGGAGATAATGGAAGCGGCGCGCTTAGATTATGAGGTTGCGCTTGTCCCAAATTGCTTCCCAACCGGCCAGCCGATTCCGGATTCTTTCCACATCAGTAAGGTGGAAGATTCGGAAGTGGTTTTCGGGCGGTTCGTTGCCGGTGATTGGCAGCCGGTACAGAATGCCGCGTTGCTGGACTTGGCCGCGCACATCGAATCGCGTTTCGGATTCGCCGTCATAACGGCGGGTGCGCTTTTCGGCGGATCGAAAGTGTTTGTGCAATTGGAAACGGACCGCGAATTCACATTGCCGGGAAGTGATCGACTCGTTAGCCGTCTTCTTACTACGGTTTCACATTGCGGCCAGGAGTCGAATAAGTTTGTCGGCTGCAACACAAGAGTCGTCTGCGACAATACGGTTAGGGCCGCCACTGGCGAAGGCGCGGGTATCGTTTGCCATGATCACAGAGTCGAATTCGATCAAGATGCCATTGCAACCGCTGTTGGGTTGAATGCCGAATCCTTTGGCGAATTTGCGGAATTGGCGCAAGCAATGGCGGAACGTGCATTGTCAGATTCAGAGGCGCTGGATTACTTCCGCGCTGTGTTGGGCGGAAAAGAAAAGACAGAAGACAACGGCACGCTCCGTCATAGCGTTGCTGTCCGCAAAGCGCTTGCGGCGCACCGGGGGCAGGACTTCGTTCCTGTTGGTGCGGTGGATGCTCCGGACGTTGCGTTATATGTTGCCGATCGAATCGACCAGATAGCGCGGGGCGTTGCGAACGATTTACCGGCGGACGTGACAACTCCGCCAGACGCGGCCATCAATCCCGGCCATGATATGGAATCGACTCGCGGCACGCTGTGGGGCGCTTTCAATACGCTAACCTGGATGGCCGACCATCAGCCGGTGAAAAATCGCGGT